TCCCGAGGATAGGCGAACCTTTTTCTTTTTGCCTTTGATTTGTCTTGTGCCGGCTCGTGTGAATAATTTCTTACCCACATACTTGCGGCTATTCGTTAGATTGGTGATTTCGTAAATGAATCCAAAATGGCCACCAATCATATCTTCTGTAAATTCTATATTGTTATACAACCACATTAATCATCCTCATCTTCTGTATCACTCTCTAGTATATATTCACTACAGAATGGACAGAAATGAGGATCATCTTCACATTTTTCTACATCATATTTAATTGTAAACTCAGAATCACAGTTATTGCAGGTGTGATGTAATGAGGCCATTGTTACTCCGTTACGTTGGCACCACACTTAGCACGCTTGGCTTGTGTTAATGCGCCATAGTTAACAGGCCACTCAGTACCCGGTGTAACCTCTTTTGCACCAGCAGGAAACTTAAACTGTACACCAGACTCACTTTGAATTGCACTAATCATTGCACGATACTTGGTCAAATCATTACCTAAGTTAACATACGGCTTAGTGTGTGGAAATCTCCAACCAGCAATTTCTTTAGTGGTGTTGTTAATAACAATCTTGTAATAACCATGCGGTACAATTACTCCGTTACCAATACGCTCGTCACCATTTCCATACAATGCGCCAACGTATATGGTAAAAGGTTGGTTCAGTTGGACTGCCCAACCTCTTACGGATGTCTCTAACAACTTCCACATTCCCCGATTTAAAGAGCCGTGTTGAGGATACATGTTTGTCATTAAAAAAGATTCGTACTCTACAATCTGTGACCATGATAGGTCGCCATCGGGGGCGGCATGTCCTTTGTCGTAACCAGTACCTGCATAGTCATCTGGTCTAGCACCTGTGCCACCTAATGATTGGTCAGCAACAAATGCATTAGTACGTGGAAAACAACCCAATGCATTAGGTGGTGACAATGTGTATGCCACATAAACTGGAATCTTTACTGGTGCATCATAGGCCACAAAATAGGCCTCACGGCAAATTGGTTGTGCAGGTCTTGCTGATTGTGCAAAGCCATATGGATTATGGACTGCACAGGCCTGAGTTGGCAATGGTGGTCTTTGGTCCCATGCAAATGCGGCACTTGTAAATAGTGCCAGTAATACTAATAGTCTTTTCATATATTCCTTATTGTGTACATGTTCTAGTTCTTGTTATTGTACCATCAGGATTCTGTGTTTCCGTCCATGGTGAGCAATTTTGTTGTGGTGGTATTGTTTGTTGTATGACAATTGGTTGTTGTGGTGGTTGGTTTTTAGATACTTCATAAACCAATACACCACCAATAATTGCAGGTACAACCCAATTCCAACCATTATTAGCATAACGCCATTGACCATGATTGTGGCCATGATGCCAATGTTGAGCAAATGCTAATGGTGTTGCAAGCAATAATAAAGAAAATAAAATCTTTTTCATTTCTTTTACTCTTTCGTTTATTTTAAAATTTAAGCCCACACCTCATCCCAAGTGCCTGTGTGTGCAGCCTTGGCATAATCTGTTGACCTGTTCTCAAAAAAATTGGTGTGTGTTGGTGCATTAATCATTTCTTCAACCCATGGTAGTGGGTTGCGTTTAACTTTAAAAATGCCCTTCATGCCAAGACCAATCAGTCTGCGGTCAGCAATGTATCGAATGTATTTCTTCAACTCATCAGCTGTAAGACCTTCCATCTCACCACTACTAAATGCCAAATCAATAAATTTATCTTCTAGTTCAACCATTCGTTCTGCAATGGCATAGATTCTAGATTTGAGGTCATCATTCCAGATTTCATTATTTTCTTGTATATAGGTCTTAAATAGTTTCATCATGTTCTCAGCGTGCATTGTCTCATCAACAATAGACCAAGTAACAATCTGACCCATACCCTTCATCTTGCCTGTACGTGGGAAATTCAACAACATCACAAAAGAACTAAACAGTTGCATACCCTCTGTGAAGGCCGAGAACACGGCAATGTGTGTGGCTGTATTTTCTTTTGTAGTATTTTGACCTGAGATGTTCATTACATAATCATGCTTGTCTTTCATCTCCTGATATTCCATAAACTGGTTGTATGTGGTATCAGGCAGGCCAAGAGTTTCAATCAAATGACTATAAGCAGCAATATGTAATGCTTCACGAGCAGCAAAGCCCAACAACATCATTCTTACTTCTGGTTGAGGAAAATAAGGTAAGTAATTGTTGACATAACCACCTGCAACATCAATATCACCTTGTGTAAAGAATCTGAAAATGTTGGTCAAAAACTCTTTCTCACTTGGAGATAGTTTCTTTTTCCAATCTTTCACATCTTCAGCCATTGGCACCTCGGTGTGTAACCAATGTGATTGCTCATGTTTCAACCATGCATCATAAGCCCAAGGATAATTAAAGGGTTTGAATGATGTGCGTTCATCTGTCAAACTTGATGTTGTTTTTTTAAGCATTGAACCATTCCTGTAATTGTTTTGTGTTCTGCATACCAACTAAGCGTTTCAATACTGTACCATCTTCAACCATTACCATTGTTGGCACACCACGAATACCATATTCAATTGCAGTATCAGAATCTTTATCGATATCAACAACTTCAATTGGCAAGTTTGTGTGTACATCTTCTAATGTTTTAGCCAGCATCTTACATGGTTGACACCATGATGCTGTAAATCTTATTACTTTTTTCATTTTTTTATCCTGTTATCTTTGCATTAATTCATTCACAAAATTCAATAATAGTTCATGTTGAGTTCCATTATGATATTTACCTCTTAACCAACTGTATCCATCATACCAAAACTTCTCACTTTCAAGGTGGCAACCAATTAGACCGATTCTATTCTGAATAATAGCCATATTGTCACCATTACTATATGTTGCAATAGTTTCATATGGTGAGTTTTCATCACCCACTAAAGCACAACCATCATAAAAGAACATGTCACATGGTTGATTTTTCCACATAACGGACATATTCTTTGCATGAGGTCTTCTTGTACAAGTATTAGGCCTTCTAATGTACTGCACCACATCTACTTTGTCAAGTATATTGAAGTAATCTTTACCTGCCCAATAAGCACCCATGCAAATACCAAGATACTTACCACCTCTTGCTACAAAATCAACCACAACATCTTTATTATTTTTTAGTATGGTATCGTATGAATCAGAATCACCGAAACCACCTGGAAATGCAACCATATCAACATCATCAAAGAAACCTTCTTCTACCTCATTTTTTGAAAATAGTTTGAAGTTGTAATTCTCTGATAGTGCTTTCATTACGCCATTGGATGATTGTACGGAACATTTTGGGTCACATACAAATAAAGCAATTTTATTCATTCATTCGCCATTTGTTTTCTGGCAAGCCATAGTCCCACTTTGGATCCATTTCAACATTCCATCTAGTAGTGGCAACATTAAAATCCGGTATCTTCATTTGTTTAGGATTAGATGCTGGTTCTAAAATAACGACACGATTATTTGGTTGTGCTGCAAATTGTCCATTGTCACATTTAATAAAATTAAAAGATTTGTGATCCTCAACATCTTCACTATGACCACAATCTAACGTGTTAAAATCTGGATGTGCGGAATCAACTGTAAAAAGATATTCTCCTTCTAACCAAGATCCGTCCTTCATTTTAATTTTACAGCGCATATTAGCTATCATTGCTTTTTTAATCACAGTAATATCATAAGACATGCTGTTCCACAATTGTAAGAAATCTAAAGGATATGGTTTACCCTCTATAGGTTTCCAACAAAAAGCATGTAATGGTAGTTTGTCATATAACGCACCATATTGATTTAGATACGATTCAATTCTAAATGCTTGGCTACGTTGGCTTTTGATTGTGATCCACCAACAAGGTTCAAGTTCTCCGTGTCCTTTTTCAAAGTCATACAGAAATTCTCTACGAATGAAACACTTGATTGGTGGTAGATTTGCTACTAAAAAACTCATATATTTTTACCAATGCCTTATAACGCCTGCTACAATAAACAGATTCGTTATTATATAGCAAAGTACAATAGTTGTTCTAATAATTGCAACTTTATCCGATTCTTTATCACACTCACTAGATTTGTGTCCTAGTGCTTTTGCCCAAAGTCGCCACATGGTTATTGAGTGCAAGTTCTTTCACGATAGATTCTTCCATCGGATTGCTGAATTTCTTTCCAATCAGTACACACTTGAGGTGACTGTTGAATTATAACGGGCTGTTGTTGTACATATATTGGTTGCGGTTGAACATATATGGGTTGTTGTCTTGCAATTTCATATCCAATGACACCGCCGATGATTGTAGGTCCAATCCAACTGTATGGTCTAATTCCATAGCCGTGATGACGGCCGTGATGATGTTGTGCAAATGCTGAAACAGACACGATCAACAAAAATATAGATAATAGTT